TACCAGCAGCAGCACTAGAAGCACCAATAGTAGTACCATCAATAGCACCTCCGTTGATGTCTACAGTGGTAAGTGTAGATGTACCAGTTGCTGTTAGATCAGTTACTGTAGCTGCAGCAGAGGATGTACCACCAATAACTACACCATCTAGTGTACCACCGTTAATATCAGCAGTAGCAGCAGTAAGACTTGTGTTAGCTGTAAGAGTTGTAAATGTACCAGCGGCAGGTGTAGCAGCACCGATAGTGGTATTGTCAATAGCACCTGAGTCTAAGTCAACAGATGTGATGTTAGCTGTACCTAGTGTAGTTACACCAGTAACACCTAGAGTACCACCGATTGTAACATTACCAGAAGCATCCATTGTAGTGAAGTCAGCAGCAGCAGGGGTAGTTGCACCAATAATAGTTCCGTCTATTGCTCCACCATTTAGATCAACTGTGGTAGCAGTAAGGGTTGTAAATGTACCAGCATTAGGGGTTGTACCACCGATAACTGTATCATCTATTGTACCACCAGACAGGGTAATGGAGCCAATACTTGCAATACCATTTACATACAGATTCTTAAACTTTTGTGCAGAAGCACCAAGGTCAATGTCATTATCCGTTACAGGAACAATAGCACCATCTTGAATACGTATCTGTTCTACTGCAGCACTAGACACTTCAGTGTAAATACTGATACGATTATTAGATGTGTCTACAACAACTTTGTTTAATGCATCAACGTCAGCAATCAAAGGTATGTAAGCACCCTCTGTAGAGCTACCATCGTGTTTGTGTCCACCTACGAAAGCAAACGCATCACGAATTGCGTTATACTCTGCGTTTACTGGTGCAGCTTTAATAACCGCATTAGCGATAATATCAGCTACTGATTGACGTGAATAACCTGCCATTTTATAACCTGTCTCCTACCCCGAATGTTATCACTAGACCCTGAATACTGTGTGACGCATTGGAATCATTAGTTACGAATTTAAATGATGCTGACTTACCTGAACCTGAAATGTTAGTACGTTTAACTGGGGCAGGGTTACCATCAAAGATTGCGGTGCTATCGTATAGTGCTTCGTTATAATAAGCTGCAGCACCTTCTGTGCTTAAAGTAAAGTTTGTTGGACTTAGTGTGTCTACATCTTCGTAGTCATACAATGCAGACATAACGATTGTGTTGTCACCTTCAGCACGTAGATATGTAGCTACAGTGTAGAATACTTTACGTTGCTCTGGGTCTTGCATATGAAAGAATGGTGTCTGAAACACAGAGAAAATATCGTCACCGTCAAAGTTAAAACCTTGTTCTTGACGATGGACTTTACCATTACTATCACCATGAATTACATATTCATTCTGTCCAATGTAGCCACTATCAGCACAGGTAGCAGTAATACCTAACATCTGACTATATTCAAACTGTAATCCGTTAGGTGTTTGTCTAAAGCCACCGATAATACCTTGAGTATCATTACCTGCAAAGAAATAACGGAACTGTGTCTTTTGTCGTATGACTACTGCATTTAATCCTTCAAGATCAATGTCAAAAATAATGTCAGTAAAAATAGACTGAATATCTTTTGATACCGTTTCAAGATTTACATCTCCTATCTTATCAGTTCCTGACACAGGACGCAAGCCATCTTGTGATAAAAATAAGAGATCGCCGCCAATTTCTACAACACTATCTGTAGCTAGGCACCCAAGATCATCTGTAACTTCTTGTAAAATAAAGTTAGAGATATTATCCCCAACAAGTTTACGAATGTTGTTTGTACCAAAGATATATAAAACATCACGAAAAGACTTAATAGCTACGATTGGGAAACCAACGTTAATAACCCCAGCCCCATCAGCAGGAGCAAAGCTAGTCTCATCGTATGGCGCACTAAAATAAAGATTCGTGTCTTCACTAGGGTCACCTGCTAAGAATATATGGTTCTTGAATACGTGTGAGAACTTAGGTGCGCTGGGTGCATCTGTGTGTGTTATCTGCGTATAAGTTGTACCGTCATATGTAGCTGCAGGGTTAATACCGTCAGTAAGCATTACCTTTGGACTACCCCAGTTGTACTTAGTGAAGCGTACCTTAGTTACACCTGTCATTGTAGGAGAACCAGAAGTAGTTACTGCAACCCAAGCTGATGTAGATGTATCCCAATAATGTAAGTAGTCAGAGCCACTAGAAGGTGTACGACAAGCTAGAATACCATCGTTGACACCATTAGCAACACAAACACCTAGAACTTTACCTGTGCCTGTAACTGTACCGTAGTCATTACTAAACCCGTTGATCTTACGATAACCACCAGTAACAGATGGTTCGTAGTTAATTAGAGCAACTGCTGATCCTGGTTGTGTCTCACCTTGTGACAACACATCACGACTAGTGTTTAGACCGCCTTGGCAGAATACTTTGAAGGATGCTAGATTGTCTGCCATTATACCGCACTGTTAAAACTAGAAACACTTGCACGTTCAATTACGGTAGATCGTACATATAGATTATCGTCTAGTAGTAATCTACGCATTGACTTAATACCATTTTGAAAGTTTTGTTGGTGAATAGCCGCACTCTGTTCATTACTACGGAATCTCATAATGTACATAACTGCACCATCAATGATCACATGTTTAAATCTATCAGGAATTATTGTTGTATCATTGTAAAGACTTAGATCACTGGGGTATGTGAAGTACACATATTCTACTTCATATGCAGCGTTAGGTAAAGGGGTAATTCCAAATTTATTTTCTTGTGTCTGAAATACAACAACAGGAGCACCAATACCGTTTACCTGATCTCCTTCTTCATCACCAACTCTATAGTTCTGTACATAGTCGTTGTAGTTAATTACTTTTAAATGTTTAGGGCTAACACTTAGTCCACTAGTCTTTTTTAGAAAGAACGTATCCCAATCTACTGAACCCATATTAGAAGGAAAAGAATATGTACCCGTTCCTGCTGTCAATGTTTGAGTATATGTTGTTTTTAAAAAAGGCCATTCCTGACCGTCTTGTAAAATAAGACGAATACTATTATTTACTGCATCCTTGGCAAGAGCTTGAACGTTACGTACAGTATCAAAGCCATCACCTGCAATATCAAGTGTGACTTCATTTAAACGTCTTAGCACATCATTTACTAGTGTAATGTATGTAGTTGCCATAGAATATCTTTCTTTTAGATATGCGTAAGAGGGCCACCGAAGCAGCCCCCTTAGTTAGTATTATTAAGCTAGGTTGTAACGTGCTGTTACAAGAGCTTCTGGACGCAAGATTTTGCGACCATATAGGTGCATACCACGAACGATGTCAGCGAATGAATCTGGATCACGGTATGTTTCAGTTTTGTTGATCTGTTCTGCAGTTGCAACCGCTGAGTCATGACCAGCTACGATTACACCGTAGTTAGTTGACTGTGCTGTTGTACCTGTAGTTGCAGGACCAGTACCAACTGATGGTAGGTTGTTAGAAACGTGTACACGGAAACCGTGGAAGTTGTTAAGAACCAAACCGTTTTGTAGGCCAGACCCACCGTAGTCTGCGTTTAGAAGACGTGAATCTTCGTCACGTAGGATTTCCATCATCTCAGGTGAGATAACAATCCAACGACCTGTTGTAGGAACATTCTGACCATCCATGATACGTGCCATACGTGACAAGATCATTGCAGGTGAAGCATATGCTGTTGGCAATGCTGTAGCACCTGGTAGACGAGCAGCAACTGGGATAGAGTCACCAGCAGTACCAACAGTTGTGATGTTACCAAAATCGGTCATGTCCAACTTGTTAGCTGCTAGAAGTTCGTCTGAACCTGCTGTTGAGTTTGCTTTAGTACCGTTAACAGTTGTGTTAACTGTATCGGCATTTGCATGTAGAGCAGACTGGTCATAACCAGATAGGTAACCAAGAACTTCTTGGTCATACTGGTCAGCTAGACGATAAGCCGCACGATCAGATGCCAAGCTTTGGAAATTGACGTGGCTGTGTGCTTCTTCAATGTCGTCAACCTTGAAAGCAAAATAGTTTGCTTGGTCTACGACTAGAGAGAAATCGTTATCTGTCAAATCTTGTGGTGCGATTGTTGTACCACGTAGATATGCAGATACTGAAATCTCAGGCTCTTTAATGATTTTAACGGTATCGCCCATGTTAGCGATTTCACCGAAATAGTCATTATTAGTGATAGCGTCAGTGACAGATGCTTTGCGGAATGCAAGTTGCACCTGTTTGGAATAAATTACAGGCGAGAAATTACCGTTTGGTAAGTTTGTGTAGCCTGATGCGCTTCCGAATGCCATGATAAAACTCCTTTAGCATTAGAATACAGATGCAAAACTTTATTACTTAGTATAGAGGCTAATCGTCTATGGGTGCATATAGATCACAAAATGTAATGATCAGTTACAAAATGTGTTATATGGGCCATACGTATTAGGTAATCCGTAAAGTCATATTGTTTGCTAAAAAATGTGAAACTGCTACAGTAGTCATATATTGAGGTGTAGCAGTTAAACTATACATATATAGTTATATCATAAATAACTTATATGTCAATACTTTTTATCGGGCTGAACCAGATAAATCGTAAATAAAGTTACCTGTACGAATAGCTTCCATAATATCGTCAGCATTCTTTTCGTACTCGGTAGCCGACATCTTTTGGACATCGGATTCTCGAATAGCCCCACTCATTGCATCTGAGTTTGGCTTACTGCGTTCATTCCGTGCTCCCACAGAACGTGCAGCATCTCTTGCTGTAGCAGATTTTTTAGTTGTAATATTACGGTCTGCTTTATACAAATCAATTGCTCGTGCAGCAGAACGTGCATCTGCATCATTTTCATAAAGAGCATCTTGAACCCACTTAGGTTGTTCTTCTGCCCACTCATGAAAGTCATCACTGTCACGAATAGTACCAAAATCTGGATGCAGCTTTAGCAATTCTACTTCTGCTTTCTCACGTGCTGCATTGGCTTTCATCTCGTCGATTTCTTTTACACGATCTTCAAGACCTTGTGATTGTTCTTTTGCTTTTTTGATTGCAATAGTTTCAACGATAGCAGCTACATCTGGATACTTGGTTGCCCAAGCTTCAATGTCTTCATCAGACTTTGGTAATTTAATCTCACTCTTAGTTGCTTGATTCAGTTGTGTTTCAAGAGCTTTAATACGATCTTCATATTCTTTTTCTTTTTGTTGTTGGTGTCGGCGTAGGTCACCATAACGTTTCTTAAAACTTTTTTCCTCAGCATTAGCAGGTTCAGCTTCTT